CATAACTTTGAGAAGGACCATCATAAATTTTTATAGTAGTCAATACTCCTGAATTATCAACTGTTATCCTCCAAACACTACCATCTGGACTTTCTACAAGTATATCTTCTGTCATTGGTTTTAAATCAACCATTAACTACCCCTCCTTAAATTCCTTCTCCTAATTTATTTGAAATATATTTCAATCCAATTGTTGAAACATAAGCATCTCCCGACATATCATCATTTGAATCATCACAATTTCTGTAAATAATAATTGATACTTCATCAAGAGGATTTAAATTAGCTCCGCTAAAAGTTAATTCAAATGTCTTCTTAACATAAGCAGTGGTTGGTGCAGTTTCAATTGTTGTTTGATATGTTTCACTTCCATCATATCCATTTCCTCCACCTACTCCAAGAAAACCAATACCCCAAACTACATTACCTGAAGTTGAAGAACTCGTCCAATTAATAGTAATTTTAACATCTTCTCCTGCTTGATAATCACTCGGTATAACCATTGTTAAAATAGCAGCTTCTGGATTACTTCCAAAACCACTACCATCACCAAAAGTTTTCATTACCCATTTATCACCAACTACTGAACTTCCAGCAGCATCACAACTCAAACTATTATAAGTTGCTGAATTACCATTCATGTTATAAGCATAATGATATTTTGTCTTCCAAACTCTTGCTTTACCAACCATTGTTTGTAAACCATTATTACTAAAGTGAGTATAATCATTATTTCCACCATCACCAATAGTTGTTTCTCCATCAATATCATTATTTGTTCCTTCAATATAATTATTCTCTGAACTTAAATGAATAATACCATTAGTCCTTGAATTATTAATATACAAAGTGTTATCAGAACTATCAAGAAGTGAATAAGTTAAACCATCTGGGTAATCCCAATAAAAACCAGCATCTGAAATAATAGCTGCAGAATTCTCAATAAGAGTTGAAGTACTTATCGGAACATTTAAACTTAAATAATCCTTATCTATTTTAAATAAATCAGTAATATTTAATCCTGATTTTCCTATCGCAAAAAATTGAGAGGAATTATTCTCAATTAAATAATAAACGCTTGTATCCCCTTCTATGCTAATACGTGGAAATTCTGCTGTTCTGCTTCCTCTTATTGTTATACTATCATTATTAAGATTTCCACCAAAAATATTACTCTCGCCTGATAAATATAAATTTCCTTGTAATTCTAAACTTCTGCCCATTAAAAACCTGCTGTTTGTATCGTCCCATTTAAAAAAACTATAATCCTCGTAATTACCCCCCCTGCCTAACAAAATTTGTTTATCAAAGGGTATTGTAAAATTGCCATTTAAATCTAAATCATTCTTAATGTGGTCTTTATCTGAATTAATATCATGTTTTTTTGCATGTTCTACAACCATTCCTTAATCACCTTAAATACTAACTTCTCCAATTAAATCAGTCCTATCATTTCCTGTTTGCCATAAACTTGAATTAATTCCTTTTCTAATAATAATTTGATTAGCTAAATCAGTTGAATTATTAATAACTAACCCTTTCTTCTTAAATATTAAATAAACTAATTCTTCTCCTGAATCAATAGAAGCCTTTGTAATAAAATCATTCTCTCTTTCTTTTACTTTAATAATATTAACATTAGTCACCTTTAACCACCAACATAAGAAATTCCATCGCCATCAGTTTCAGAATCAATATAAACTTTGTTTAAATTATCTATCATAATATCTACACTTTCACCTGCACTAATAACAATACCATTACTTGAATCAACATTACTATTTCCAACAAAAATATTACCAACATTATCTTCATTTGCTTTAATAGTTACTCTTTGGATAGTTGTTGAAGTTGAAGTCAATTGAACTCTTGTTCCAGCAGTAGACACATTAACATGATTATTATAAATTGTTGTAGGTGTTGAACTACCACCGCCACCACCTCCACTACCTGTAGTAGGTAATGGTTTAAAAATAGAACCATAATTTCCAACATATTTTACTTTTCCATCACTATCCTTAAATTTAATCATTTCTGCCATTTTTTAATCACCTTCTTTTTTAAAAAATAAAAAAGAATTTTTAAATAGGAATAGCCCAATAATCAAAAAGATTATTGGAACTATTAATTTTGGTTTTATACTTAAGCAAATCCATAGTATTTACATAAATGTGTTGGTGCTTTACAAATAAATTCTGCGTACATTTTTATAAATCCACTTCTTGCATCTTTTGTTTTTGAAAGTTCTTCATAAGTTGGGGGTGTTGTTACTTTCAACATAGTTACAGACATATCTATTAAATAGACATAGTCATCATCACATTGTGCATCTGCATGTATTGGTATCCCATCAACTGTTGGAAGTCCTTCAAATCCTACTCTTGCTGATGTTGGAATTACTCTTTGCATATTTTGAATTAAATCTAAAATTAAATCTCTTTGTTTATAAGAAGTTACAAATAATAAATCATTCTTATTTGCTCCTGCCATTTCAGATTTTCTAATCATTTCTCTTAAGTAAGAAATTGAAATATCTGCTCCACCAACATCTGTTACATTTCCAATTAATGCTGCTTCACCAGTATGTCCATAAAGATTTCCAGTTGTATCTATTGTGTTCTTTAATCCAAACAAGTCTGCTCCTCCATTTCCAGTTCCATCACCAAACAATTGAGAATTTACTTCTACTAAGAAGTCTTTTGTTGCATCTTTTAGTTCTTCTGCATAAATATCCCCAATTCCTGTTCTTCCTTGAGAAGCAGCCATCATTAGACCACTTACTTCAACACCTACTTTCAAAAGTTTAATAGGTGTTGAACATTTTATTCTTGTAGCATTTCCTTTAGTAATCGCCCCATCTTCTAAATAAGAAGTTGCACTATCATTTCTGCCTGTTCTCATTCTCCACCTTACATAATCCCCACCAATATTAGCCTCTTTTTTCAAAAGACCATATAATGTAGTTCTATCATTCAAAGCAGATTGAATAACAGGATCAAAAATATCATTTAATTCAGCTCTTGTGTTTGTTGTTGTTAAAAGCCCTTTTTCCTCATAACCTGACATCATTATTCACCTCAAAATAAATTTAGCTTATTAGCTAATTCCTTCGCTTTTTCCCATGTTGGGTTTTCTTTTAATTCTGCTAATTCACTGTCAATTATTTTTGATTCAGCAATTTCTTTTTCTTGAACTTGTAATACTTTACTTTGTTTTTCAAGTTTTGCAAGTCTATCTTCTATAATTCCCTTCTCTTTTAATTCAGCAACTTTAGCAATATCTCTTTCTTTCTTTTCATACTCAGCAAGTTTTGCTTCATATTTTTTGACTAATTCTTTTAATTCCGCAATTGGTTGTTTTTCTTCAGAAACTTTTTGTTCTTTTTGTTCTTTTTGTTCTTTTTGTTCCACTGGTTCTTGTTTTACTTCAATTTCCTTTACTTTTGTTTCTTCAACTGCAGGTTTTTCATCCTCTTCAGTCATAATTGTTTTCACCTCTAAATTTTTATTATTTATATCCTCTAAGACATCAAATGATTTTACAAAAAAACCACCATTTATTTTTGCATTTGGATTAGCTGGTCTTCCTGTAAAAGTATAACCTAAAAGATTAATACCATCAATAACTCTTGCAACAGTGTTACCAATTAATTTATTATAATATTTCTTTGCTTGATACTCAATGCTTATTGAATCTATAAATCCTTCTTCAATACTTTTTAAAAATGTTTTCCAAAATCCAGGATTTGAATATTTAATTGATTTATTAAGCTTGGTTCTAACCCATGTCTTATACCCATCAAGGACTTTAGCATCAACAGCTTTTCCTATAGGAATAGACTTTCGGTCATGAAACACTCCTGCTTTTATAGAAGAAGAAAGAATTTGATCAACCATTTGTTTTTGAGCATTAGGAGATACAATATCATTAACTAAATCTAAATCTGGTGTTGAAATAATTGCATCTATATAATATTCCCCTTCTATTTCTTTTAATTCAATTCCTTTAGAAGAATAAGAAAAAAGTTCATTAATTCCTAATTCTTTTTTAGAAATCTTTTTTTTATAAGCTTCCCATTTGCCAGAATTCTCTAATTTAATTGCTTCTTTAACTGTTATATTATAAATAGAAAAAAAGATTTTAGCAGCTGAAGCAGATAGTTTCTTATCTGACCATTTCGGATTTTTTTTCCTTAAACTAGCTTTTATACTATCATATTCACGTGGAATAATAAACACCTTTAAAAATAATAATTAATTCGTTAATTAACGAGATTAATGCCGACAATATTATTAATACCTTCTACTATATAAAGGCAATAGATAGAAAACCCCTACTTTAACTTATTTGGGGTTCTTGAATTATTAATATCTTGTTGAGGAGCATCTGTAAGCATTTGAGCATTATTAATTAAATTTTGATTTTGTAAACCTGTTTTGACATAATGCTCCTCACCAAAATCCTCCTCATCAATATTTAAATACTCAGCACTTGCTTTTTTATTCCACAAACCAAGCCTCATTCTTTGTTCAGCAATACTTGTCTTAATCTGCTCAATCTGAACTTCACGAACCTCATCTTCTTTATAAGTCTTATTAAACTTCAATTCTGTACCAAAATCAATAAACAATTCAGTATTTAAAATAAATTCTAATTTACTTTGTAAATGAGCAATATTCCTATAATAAGCCTGATTACTCAAACCCTTATCTATAGCAGAATCACCAGAACCACCATAAATTGAAGGAGGAACCCTCCAAACCATAGCAATAATCTTAGTTAAATACTCAGCTAAAGACCTAAACTCCATATCCTTATTAAACTTATTAATCTCCTTAATATCAATTTCACCAGTAAAAACCATATTTCCATGTTTATTTTTAATCTTCTTAAATTCTTTTAAAGTTGAAATTAAATTTTGATGATTCTTAGAACCCGAAATTTCTTTAGGTAAAACAAACATCATATCAGGAGTACCATTATTAGCAAAAAAATTACCAGTATAATCTTTCAAAGCAGCTAACAAAGTAATCTCAGAAATAATACTTGATAAAGGAGTAAAACCATATAATTTACCATTCAATTTCATTAACTGAAATTGAATAATTTCTTCTTCTGAAAACTCCTGCCTCTCAGAACCAACAACCTGAACATATTTAATTACATTACCATACTTATCCATAGAATGAATATTCATAGTTGAAGAAGGAACAACCCTTAACTTCTTAACACCCAAAGCAGTTTCATCACCTAAAATACTTAACAAAATTTCTTTCCTTGCTTCTTCCTTATTATTAAAACTAAACTCCTTAGATAAAGAATCAGCAACCTTAACAGCATCTGTTTCTGTTACTCCCCCCTTCCAAAGATAAGCATTACCAGTAATAAAAGCATCAAATAAAAATTCCTCAAGAATTAAATCAAAAGAATTTGCTTTTAAAAAATCTTTTGTTCTTTTAATTTTCTTTTTACTCTTACCCTTAATAGTATAACCATCAGAAAGAATATCAGTAATAATAGCATTAACCAAAGAAACAATTTCAGGAGTTCTTTTAAAATAATTAAAAAACATATTATAATTCTCAGGTTTAGTTGAAATAGGAGAAGAATAAAAATTCTGAGGAATAAAAGAATTCAACAAAGGATAATTTTCTTTTACTTCAACATAATCTTCTAATTTAAACATTTAATACTCACCTTACTTTACAATCATTTTAAGAGAAAGACAAATTTCATTAAAAAAATCTAATAAAACTCTTAACCCAAACCCACAACCAAAAATAAGCCATAAATCAAAATTATAACCTAAAAATACATGAAAAGGGACAGCTAACACAAAACCATTAACTAAAGAATTTACTAAAAAAATCAACATTTTTTTAAATAAATTGTCTTTTTTTTTAAAAAAAACGAAAAAAATTGAATTAAATAGATTTTTAAAATTAGCCATTAACTAATTAATAGGTTGTTTATATATATAAAGGTAATAGGTAGAATAAATCACACATAAGTCATAGTAACAGGCACAACACCCAAATCAGCTGCCTTAACTGCTAAAGCAAGAGCAATAACAGTATCATCATGATCAGACAAACCCTCATAAGTCTGCTTACCCTGTCTAACTTTAATACCAAAAGAAAGCAATTCATTAATCAAAGTATCATTATTAATTAATTTAATCTCACCATTCCTCATACTAACCTCTAAACTTGAAAGAATCTTCTCCTTATTCTTAGCATTAGTAACAAAAGGTTCAATAACTCCTTTAACCCGATCATCCTTCTCAAGCTCTTCAACCATACCAAAAGACAAACCTCTTTTTTCAACAATTATTTTATTAAAATCATACTGCTTATGATAATTAGCAATCTTCTCAATTTGATTATTCGTAGAAACACCCTTAAACCTATCAATATGAACAACTTCAAGAGGATTACCCTCACTTTTACGAACAATAACAAAAACACTAAAATCAGCTGATTCCTTTTCACTTAAAGCAATATCACAACCCATATAATAAGTATACTCACTATTTTCCTTAACCTTTACTTCCTTCTCTAAACAAGAATTAATTAAACTTAAAGGAAACAAAGCAGTATCACTTGAAATAGGTTTACATTCATACTCCCTACTCCAAAGATGAGCAGGCATAGTTGCTTTAATTTCTCTTAATTTCTTCAAAGTAAAATGCTCAGGAAAAAGAGGCTCCTTCCAATTACCCTCATCATCATAAATAATAGCAGAATATTCTAAAGAATTAAAAGTTTCTTTTGTTTTCAAATCATTTAACAAATCATTATAAGCCATAGGAGTACCAATAACAATCTGCTTACCATTCTTAGCCTGAGTAATAGGATAAACAGCTGAATAATAAATATTCTTAGCATACTCAATATTAGCAGCTTCATCCTTCAAAATATCATCATTAATACAATAA